TGATGCTCATGATGAACTTGCCCTTGATGCCCGCCAACCGGTCGCGCAGCACGGCAAAGTCCTCCCGGCTGAACACCCCGTTGCCGTAGTAGTTCTCGCAGCCCCAATAGGGCGGATCGACGTAGACCAGCGTCTCGGGCTTGTCGAAGCGGTCGATCACCGTCTGGAAAGGCTTGTTCTCGATGTAGACCCGGTTCAGGCGAAGGTGGGCGGCTGACAGCTCCTCCTCGATCCGCAGCAGGTTGAACCGGCTCGGGGCACTGGCCGCGATGCCGAAGCTCGGGTTCTTCAGGCGGGCACCGTAGCCCGTCTTCATGATGTAGAAGAAACGCACCGAGCGCTGGATGTCGGTCAGCGTGGCGGGCTCCATCATCATGAAGCGGTCGAACTCATCGCGGGCCACCAGCAGCCACTTCAGGGTGCGGATGAACTCCTCCAGGTGATTCTTCACCACCCGGTACAGCGTGACCAGGTCGGAGTTGATGTCGTTGATGATCTCGACCTTGCTCTCTTCCTTGCGGAACAGCATCCAGGCGGCTCCGGCGAACACCTCGCAGTAGCACTGGTGCGGTGGCAGCAGCGGAATGATGCGGTCTGTCAGTTGGCTCTTCCCGCCAACCCAGGCCAGGAAACTCTTTGGTTTGTCTTGTTTGAACATTGCAAGCCTCTTTCACTTGGTAAAAATCTGGTAGGCTTGTCACGCCTGTACAGGTGGGGCGTGCCTTGCCGGGCTTGCTGCTAACTCAGCGGGTTCGGGGCTGGCCGGGTGTTCCACCACCCGGTCAGTCGCCCGTCTCTTTTTTTGTCAGGTGCCTTTCAACAGGCTGGCCACCGCCGCATCGGCAGCGGCACGCTGCGCATCGAGCGCGGCCTTGAGCGATACCTCATCGGTCGCCGCCTTCACCGCCGTGCGTGCCGTGTCGCGCAGCTTTTCGGCCAGGCCGACCACTTGGGCATACGCCGACGACTTGGCCAGCACCGAGGCAGCCCAGGCAGACTTGGCCACATCTGTGACGATGCCTGCGCTGCTAAGAAACGCCTGGCCCGCAGCACTGACCGCCGCCTTGCTGGTGATAGCGTTGGCCACCTCCAGCTTCAGCGCCCAGGTGTCCTTTTCGACTTGGGTCGGGTCGCCGACCAGTTGCTGGACAACATCCGCATGGAACTTGTCGATCAAGTTCAAAGCCATCGCTTTGTTCTTGACGAACGCATCGCGCTTTCTCTGCTCATCAAGCGCCCATGCCCCATTCAACCAAACATGGTTTGGCGTTGGTCGAGGGGCATCGGTGGCATCTACATCCTCCGGCGCAATACCAATCTCTTCGATGGCTGTCGCCGCTCCGGTTTGTGTCGAGTAGAGCGAAACTCCACGCCAATCTGGAAGACGTGCCCACTCTCCACTGCGAAATACAGCAACCTCCCTTACGGCGCAGCGCGGAGGAGCCTCCATAGTGCTGAACTGAGGAAGCAGGGGAACATCCGGCTCAAGCGGCGAATAGTCAGGCTCGAACGAACTGGTGAATTCGCCAGTGACGGGGTGATAGTTGTAGGCATTTTTCATGGGTGACTCCTAGAATTTGATGCAAGCAAGCAATGCGATATTTCGAGGACGCGCCTCTGTTCCGCCATCGGCTGAGATCGAGTGCCAGTGATCTGCTGCCGTGCCGATGCCAACGCCGTGGGTATGGTTTCCTGCCGCAGAGGTGCCATTGACCCATGCACCAGCGTCCCACGGATCGTCACTCCCCGTGACATACGCGCCAGAGTTGAAGTCATTCGCTCGGTAAACCAGAACAGAGTGCGTGTGGTTGCCTTGCGTATCAGTCCACGCCGTATGGCCATGTGCACCGGCATTGCCAGTCCCGCCACCGTGGGTATGGGAGATGTTTTGACTTCCCTGCCACGAACCAAATGTTCGGCTTGTATCAACGCCACGGCTATCGTCCCACCCGCGTACAAACTCTCCACGGAGGTCCGGCAAATTGAACGTGGTGCCACCGTCTCCTGCGCCAAAGGTGGTACCTATCACGGTGAACAGTGCCGCGTAGGCAGTACGGGAAATGGCTGCACCATTTGCCTTCAGATATCCAGTTGGGGCAGCATTCATTGCAAAGAACTGGACTTCACCAGGCTGTACTGAGAAGCCCGGCAGCGGATCAAGCAGGACAAAATCAGCCCCGTCATATTCGACATCGACCAACTGGTTGGCCACAACAACGGCATTGACCTTGCCTCCGGCGTAGTCGTACTGCTTGAGGCTTTTTGCTCCGAGACCATGAAGGTTCAAGGTCGATACTCCGGTTGCTCCGGCGTGGAACTTGATGCGGAAACGCTGACCGGCAGAGTAAGCCGTGATTGCTGGGGCGACAGTGCCCGTGAAGGCAGGAGCCGCACCAGCTGTTGAAATCGCGGTGTAGCTCTGATTTTGGATGGCTGAAGCCATCTGGGAAGCAACCAATTCGGTCACGCGGAACGAATCCGTGGCAGTGTCAAACACCACCGTCACTACCGCGCCGGAGGCAATGTCCCCGGCCACCATCACCGTGCCATCCTCCCGCACCAGCGCCTTTGCGCCTCCTCCAGCGTTCAGGGTCGTTGCGCCCGTGTTGGCTGCCGATGCCTTGAAGGCAAAGGCCGTCTTCGCGGTATAGGCCACGACCACCGGGTCAAGCGCTACCGTGTAGGCGTTGCCCACGTTGGTGGAGGTCACATAATCTCCCACCCGCGCTTCGATCAGCGCATTGACCTCGGCATTGGTCGTGTACTGCGGATGTGGGTCGGCCTTGGCCTCATGCGCCGTGATCATGGCCAGCATCGCGCTCTGGGCGTTGTCGGCCAGGATGGTGAGGCTGCCCGCAGGCACCGCCGCGTCCAGCGTCATGTCGTGGCTGAAGATGAAGTCCACACCTGGCGACTTCATGGCCAGGTCGCCTGCGGCCTGCGACCAGTAGCCCACCAGCTTAGAACCAGCGACGGCGGGATCGCCTGCCCACAGGCCGACCTCGCGGATCACGTAGTTCTGGTTGCCGGTAAAGATGGCCGACATCCGAATCTGAGTGGAAGACACCGAAAAACCCGCCGCGATGGCCACGGCCTGCTGTGGACTGAGCAGCGCCGTCTCGGTGCCGCTGGGTGCGCGGTTGCCACTGCCGAACTGAATATGGGTCAGGTTCAGCGAGGTGCCGGTGTTGTTGGCGTTCCAGACCGCCGCCTGGCCGGTCTGGGTGAGTTTGAATTGCAGGGCTACGCTCATGGGTCGTTCCTTGTGGTCATTGAATGGTTCCGCCGCTCACCAGCAGCTGGGCACCGCTGAAGAGGCTGGCCGTGCGCAGGCCGGTGCTGGCCGCCACGTCGAGCGGCAACATGTCTCCCTCGGTGTCTAAGCACTGCGTACCGGAGAAAACCGAAGCCATGCGCAGGCTGGTGGTCATGCCTAGGCCCACGCGCAGGGTGAAGTGGCGGCTGGCAGGCTTCCAGAAGCTCACCACCCGTTTGATCTGGTCAGTTCTGGCCGCGTCAATGGCCGGAGCGCCTGCAGGCTGATCCGTCACCTGGGCGTCCAGGATGAAGGTGTAGGGCTGGCCCTTGGGCGTGGTCTGGAACCACTCGGTCACCGTCGCATTGACGCCGAGCAGCTCCAGGGAGCGCTTGACCGCGTAGGGCGTGCCCTTGATGCGGTGCAGGGCCACGGCCTCTTTGAGCAGTGCCCGCTTCTTGGCCTCGGTGTTGGCCATGTCCCAGCCTGCATCGCCCAGGACGTTGAACTGCTCGGCCAGGTGGATCAGCGCCGAGGCTTCGACGTGGTCGAAGTCGTACAGCACCGAGGGGGCCAGATTCAGGCCGGAAAGCCGCGCAGCGAGCGTCTCAAGCGCTCGCATGTTCAGGTCGTTGCGAAGGGCGGGAACCAGGAGCGACGGCTCAACGAAGGTAGCCATGCCTTACCCCTTCTTCGTCCCGGCGACGGTGATGTTGATCCCCGTGCAGCGTGGCCAGCTCTGGTCGTTCAGCTCGATGTCGTTGCCGATCAGCCCGACCGAATACACGCCATAAACCTTGAGCGCCGCGATCTGCTCATCACGCACGATGTCTTTGCCCAGGGCGGCCTGCATGCGGTCGCGGTAGGCTTCAGCGGCCTTTTGCGCCTCGGACTGAGCCAGCACAGCGTCGGCGGTGCTGAACAGCGTGAGCTGGGCCGTGATGGCGTAATCGACCACCACCGGATCAAGCACATTGACCTGGTCGGTCAGGGGCCGCACGCGGTCGGCATTGCAAGTGGCCAGCACAGCCGCTTTGACCGCCGCGCTCGGCAGGCCGGTCTTCACTAGCGGGTACAGGTTCACTACGCCAGGCGTGGGCGACACCACGGCCACGTCGATGATCTCCGGGTGCGCCGAGCGGGCATAGAAGCGGTACGCGCCGACCGAACCGGCATTGCTGAACTGTTCCGGGGCCAGCACGATGCGCTCTTTGAGCTGCTCATCGTCCTCTTCCTCGGCACCACCGGCAGAGGTTGTGACGTTCTGCACCGTGGCCACCGACAGGCCCGGCAGCGAGCTGGCCAGGGCCTTGATCTGCCCGGCGACGAAACCATTGCCCACGACACCCGCCTGGGTGCAGTCGGCTTCAACGTCGATGCTGACGCTGCCAGCCGGTACCGTGATCTGGCCCACGGTCGCAAACGACACCTCGCCACCCTCGATCACCGTCCCCTCGGGCAGCAGCGTGGCGCTGGCCGGGGCCGGGTCGAAGGTGAAGCGCATGGTGGTGCGGGCCTTGACGGCATCCAGTCGCTGCACACCGATGTTCTCGCCCAGGAAGTCCAGGATCGGGCGACGGCTGTAGCGCACCAGGTTGAGCTTGGCCGCGTCCTGGATGGCTTCGCGCATCAGGCTCTCGCGGTAGGCAATCACGTCGACCAGGATGCGCTCGACCTGGGCGGGATAAAGGGTTTTGCCGGTCAGCTCTTCGTATTGGCTGACCATCTGGCGCGTGACCGCTTCCGGGTCGCGCACCACAAAGTCGGGTTCAGGTAGCAGGCGATCCAGCAGGCTCATTTAGCCACTCCCAGGGCGAGGTTGGTCACAAAGGATTCCTCGGCCACGCCAGCGGCGAACTTCCACTCCACCACGCAGGCCAGCATGGCCACGTCAGCGAGGGAGACCGTCACCTTCACCACCTCAATGCGCGGCTCCCACTCGCGCAGGGCATTGACGGCCTCGCGCACGATGTGGGGCCGGGCGCTGTTCACCGGGTAGTCGATGTAGAGGTGCAGGTTGCTGCCGAACAAGGGGCGGTGCGGATCGCTGCCCTTGGGCGTGGTCAGGATGATGCGGATGCACTGATCCACATCGGCGGCATCGGTCACCAGCTCCCCGAGGCGGTCGCTGGCCAAGCCCGAGGCGTGGCCATCCACCTGGCTTGACAGCGCAGGCTGGAAGAAGCGATTGGGGATGTTGTTGATGTCCGAGGCGACCATGTTGCGTATGGTCGCGCCGGGCCGCTAGAGCGGCGAGTAAAAGGCTTTAGTTTTGCAGCCGCTCAGTGCGAGTGGTGGTTCGAGTTGCCACCCGCATCCATGATCGTGCCAGACGCGCTGATATTGCCTTGGACGCTGACATTGCCCTGGATGGTCGCTGCGCTGCCGCTGCCACCGGAGCCAGCCATGCCGCCCTGGTAGGTCAGCAGGCCCTTGACGGTCATTTTGCCTGTGCAGGTGGTTTCCGGCGTGTCGAGCGTCACGCTTGGTGCTTTGACCGTGACCGCGCCACCAGCAGTCAGGTTTGCAACACCCTTGCAAACCACGTTCATGGCCCCGCTGCTGCGGTCGTACTCAAAGGAGCCGCCATCCTTGAACTGCATACGGAACTTGTCGGCACTGGCCACGGGCGGCACATCGGCTTCGGAATAGATCGCACCGACGATGCAGCCGTCTTCCATGTTGCTGTCCATCAGGCAGGCCACATGCTCGCCCACGTCTAGCGTCCAGATCACCTTGTCGTCCTGGGTCTTGTGGTGGATCACCGGCAGCCAGGCACTCTCCAGGCCGTCGATGTCGTCAAAACGTACCCGGCAGAAGCCAGGCTTTGCGGCAGAGACGATGCCCTGCTTGTAGCTCACACCGCCCGTGTTCATTGCTTGGCTCCCTGCTGCGGATCGCGCACCCGCTTCAGCTCGATCTCGGTGGTGTAGCCCGAGCTGCGTGAGAAGCGGTGGCGGCTCTGGGTGATGGTGTATTTGCCATCCATGCGACCAAAGCCGGTGAGCTGCACATTGACCCCGGCCATCAGCTTCACGTTTCCGAACAGGGTCAGGCTTGCGCCGGTCTGGTCTTCGTTGGCCCGGTCGAGCGCCGCATCGGCCTTCAGGCGGGCCTGCTGGTCGTTCTCGGCCCGCACGTTGATCTTCAACTCATCGGCGCTGCGCTGGTTGGTCTTGGCCTCGGCATCCTTGACCTTGCGCTTGCGGGTCTGTTTGGCGTGCGGGTCGTGGTAGCTCACGGTGGCCGAAGCCACCACGCCATGCACCTTGTCGCGGAAGCGGTAGCTGCTCACATCCGTGCGGTCGATCAGCATGGTCGGCTTGGCCTCCTTCAGCGCCGAGCGCTTGAAGAAGCACAGCTTGCTGCCGCGAACCGAGAAGCTGTAGCCGTACTCCTCCGACACCCGCTTCAGGAAGGTCAGGTCGGTCTCAAAGACCTGGGTGACACGGGCGATCTTGATCTGCTCGATCTTGCCCGTGAGCTGCATCTTGTTGCGCCGGGCGATGGTGGCCGCAATGTCGGCCAGCGTCGTGTCCTCATAGGCCCGGCCATTGCGGGTGCGCACGCTGCGCTTCACGCCAGCTGCCAGAGCCTTGATGCGTACCACGTCAGGCGGGCCATCCAGCTCCACTTGAGCAACCTCAAACTCACCGCAGGGCAGCAACGGCGAATCCTCATAGCCGATCTGCACGCGCACCTGGTCGCCATGCTGCGGGTACCAGGCGTTTTGCCAACGGCGCTCCATGTCTTCCAGTATCAGCTCCACCGAGTCGCTCTCGCCTTCCATGAAGTCGGTGTAATTCACCTCGATCAGGGTGGGCGTGATGTTGGCCGTGATGTCCTTGTTCTCGTACTGCACCACCACCTTCGGCACAGCCACTTTCATGGCCTCGGCGGCACGCTGGACGGTTGGCGCTTCGGTCGAGGTTTCGACCAGGTCGTTGGTCAGCGCTTCCACGGCGGCAAGTCCTCGGCAACAAGCTGCTGCGACTGCTGGGTCTCGGCCAGCTTCATCACCGGAATCAGCACCACCATGCCCGACTGGAGCGTGGTGCCGATGTCCAGGGCAGGGTTCGCTTCAATGATCCGGCCATAGGCGTGCGGGTCGCCGTAATAGCGCCAGGCCAGCGAATCCCAGCGCTCGCCAGCCGTGGTGATGTGTTCGATGCAGTCAATCGGCTTCATGGCGCGTTCCGGCAGACAGGCGCACCCGAGGCACGGGCGGCAGGGGTCTTTTTGACCGTTTTGGCGGGCTTTTTCTTGGTGCCGTTGGTGGCGGGCTTCTCGGCGGCTTCCGGCTCTTTACGGGGCGTCTGTTCGGCCAGCACCTTCGGCTCGCAGTATTCCCGCAGCGTCAGCTTCACCTCGATCCAGACCGAGGTGCCGTCCGTCATGGTCTGCTGCGAGGTCACGCTCACCTCGGTTGGCACGAACCAGCCCTTGTAGTCGCCGTTGGAGAACACCAGCGGCATGGCCTCATGCTTGGCCACAGCTGCCTTGAGCTTGAGCAGCTCGCGCTCAGGGTCGCAGAAGCCCGCGTGAAACACCAGGCTCCATGACGCCTCATCGAGCTTGTCACCCGTCCATTGCAGGCGCGGCTTGCCCTCGATCAGCGCATGCTCGGCATAGTCGGCCCCGAACTTGACCTCCATCCCCTCAAAGTAGGTGATCAGGTCGAAAGTGATGTCGCCCAGGATCGCGTGCTGATAGGCCGCGCCACGGGTGCGGGTCAGCTCCTGGATCACCTGGGCGACCGCGCCCGAGCCGAACCCGCCAAAGGTAGTGCCCAAACTCATCGCCGCGCCCCCAGCAAGCCCGACACCTCGCGCCGCCACGGCTGGCCCTGCGCGGGCACCGTCAGCGTCAGGTAACGCCCCCACACCGCCAGCGTGTCAAACGTCACCTTGGCTTGCATCATCTGCTGCGCCACAGTCTCGCCGCCTACGCCCGGCACAAAAAACCGCATGGCGCGGCCTTCGCGGTGCAGGCTGTCAGGCGGCAGGCCCAGCCTGTCGGCCAATGCTGGCCCGCAGCAGCCCAGCACCAACTGCAAGCCGCCAAACAGACCCAGCGCGTGTTGCAGCGGGCCATACAAATAGCACAGGTTGTGCAGCGTGTCAGGCGGCAGCTCGTTGCTCACCTCCAGCCCAAACGGGCTGGGGCGCAGCAGGTCATGCAATCGGCGTTGGGTGTCTTTGTCCATGCGGCCATGTTGCCGCCGCCCTGCCGTGGGCGAAAGTAAAGGCGTTTAGAGATTGGCCAGCCCCAATGAAAACAGGGGCCGAAGCCCCTGTTTTCCCTTGGATTGCCGCGCCTTGCTTCGCCGGGCCGGGCCCCGCCTCGCTAGGCATCGCCACGCATCGCATCGCAATGCATCGAGAAACGCTATTTAATCACTTTCCAGACATCCACCCGAAAGCGGCCAAACGGCCCTTTGCGCTCCGGGCGAAAGTCGCCCACGCCCACCCGTTTGCCCGCAATGTCCACCAGCTCACGCGCCAGCGATTCGCTAAACAGGCTGTCGTCCACCTCCAGGTGAAAGGTGGCCCGCCAGTCGTCAAAGCGCGGGCGGTGGCTCATGATGCGCCCGCCCGTGCTGGGTATCACCACGCTGCGGCTGTCCACCTCCCACTTGCCCGGCGCAATGGGCAGCTCAATTTCCACCACGGCCATGCCTGCGGGTATCACGCTGCTGCGCTGGGTGCTGAGTTTGGTTTTACCGCTTTTGACGTGGCTGCCCGCGTTGACGATGGATCGCATGAGGTTGGTGCCCGGCAGCACGGGCTTGCCCTCGCTGTCCACATACAGGCGGGCGGCGGCTTGGTCGCGTGGCAGGGGCTTTTGTCCTTGCAGCACGCCACTGGTGCCGCCCGAGACGGCCAGCGCCGCCGCGTCGGTGAACTTGTTGCACAAGAGGGGCGACACGCCCACGATGGTGGCTTTAATGAGCATTGGTTTCTCCCTGGGCTTTGTTGAGGGCAGCGCGGGCAATAGCCACGTTTTCTGCCGAATACAGCGGTATCTCCAACTGGTGCTGCACCAGCGTCATAAAGCCCGCAAGCGCCTCCACGTCCAGCGCGGCATAGTTGCCGTTGCTGCTGGCTCCGGCGTTGCGGGCATCCATGCGGGCTTGGTCAAGGCTGCTCAGCACGCAGCTCATGGCCCGCAACGCCAAGGCAGGCAGGTGGCGGGTTTGGTGTTCCAAGTCTTCGGGGTAGGCCAGCAGGGTGTCGCTGCCCAAATGCTCCGGCCCAATTTCGGGATGCGGGTAGCAATCAAAAGCCCGCTCGGGGTCTATGCCGCCGTTGGTGGGGTCGTTGCTGGCTTGCCCCTGCCAAAAGGTGGCAATGGCTTGGTTTCGGGCGCGAAACTGCTCGGGGGTGAGTGCGCGGGGGCGTGGGGTCTTAGCCATGCTGCACCTCCGCACCATGTTTGGCAGCATCCACCTCGGCAAAGGGCGGCAGGGCCGGGCCATTGCTCAGGCGCTGGTAGGCAGCGGCCAGTGTAGGGTTGTGGCGGGCCAGGTCTTGCACCACGGTGTGCATGGCTGCCAGCAGGTGCTGAAGGTCGGCTTCGCTGCCGTGTTGGTGCACCACAACTTGCAGGTCGGTGCAGTCGTTCATGGCCCGCATGAGGGCGGTGTTGGTGAGGTTCATGGTTTGCTCCTTGTCGAGACTCAAAAGGCCCCGCTTTCAAACGGGGGTGGGCGGAGGTTGAAAGCCTGAGACAAGTCAGGTGGCCAGCCTTACGGTCTGGCCCCTCCGCCCATAACTTTTGAACTCTTGTGGAGCAAAAACTGTGGGCGCAAAAAAGCCGCATTGCTGTCGGGTGCGGCTTTCCGCTTGTCTAAGGAGCTTTCAAACTCCGTGCCCGAACTATAACGCAGATTGCAAAACCTTTGCAACAGGTGAAACAAACCCCAAAATGAAAACGGCACCCGAATGAGTGCCGTTTTCCCTTGGTTTGCTTTGCAGTGCTTTGCCTGGCCCCGCCTTGCCACGCCTAGCCTGGGCTTGCCATACCTAGCCGTGCAGCGCGGGGGTAATCATACCGCCAATACCCAGCAAAACTCAATACGCCCGTAGCGCCTTGCCCGCCTCGTAGTCGCGCATCATCCGCTCAAACTCGCTAAAGCTCATGCGCACCGCCTGCTGCACCTGTGCGCCCACGTCGCCACCGCCGCGCACCTGAATGGTGGGGGCAAACGTAATGTGTGTGTCCCCTTTGCCCTGGCCCCCACGCGCTGGGCTTGCACCCCCACCAGCACCGGCCACCGCAGGGTTGCCCACCAGCAGGGCACTCGCTGCTGCCACGCCAGCCAGTTGCTTGGCCGCGCCCTTGACGGCAGCGAGCTTGCCCAGCATGCCCAGTTGCGCACCCTCACCGATATTGCCGCCAAAGCCCATAAACACCCGGCTGGGCGACTTGATACCCAAGGTGTCAGCGAACCATCCCTTGATGTTCTGGCCAAAGCCGACGATGGTGTCTTTGGCAGCGCTCAGCTTGGCGGTGATGCCGCCCACCAGCCCTGTGATGAGGTCGCTACCTAGCTTGGCAAAGCTTGCGGGCAAACCCTTGAACCACTCCCACGTGCCGCTGAATGCCGTTTTCACCTTGCCCCACACTTGGCCAAACCAGGCCGAGATCGGCTCCCAGTTGCGATAGATCAAGTACGCGCCACCGGCGATCACCGTCACGGCCAGGCCGATGGGGTTGAGCAGCAAGGCGCGGCCAATCCACAGCAGCGCTTTGGCAGCCAGCATCAACGGCCCGCCAATCGTCATGGCCAACCCTTTGCCAAAGGCCAGCACCAGTGGCCATGCCGTCATGGCCACGCGGCCCACTGTGGCCACCGCGCCCGACAAGCGACCCAGGATGCTGGCCCCATTGAGCAACCATGCCGTGCGCAGCCAGGCCAGCGCTGCCGCGCCCTTGGCCCACACCAGTGCCACCGATGCCCAGCTGCTCATCACCAGGTTGAGCGCATAGCCCAGCCCCAACGTGGCCAGCTTCATGGCGGCAAGGCCCGCCGCCACCTTCATCACCCCCGTCACCACACCGGGGTTGGCCTTGGCCCAAGTGGCAAATTCAATCACCACGGGCTTGATGCTATTCACCAGCTCATTCAGTGCGGGCAGCACCGCCGAACCCACATGAATGCCCAGTTCCGTCATGCCGTTTTTCAGCAGCTTGAGGTTGTTGCCCGTGGTGGCTGCGCGGGCCGCAAACTCTTTGTCCATCGAGCCGTTAAAACCCTTGCCGTTGAGCACATCAATGCTGTCGGTGTAGGTTTTGACCGACCCGGCCAGCACCGCCACATCGTCGGCATACTCCAGCCCAAACAGGTCTACCAGCACGCCCATGCGCTGTTGCTCAGGCACCGATTCGAGCTTCTTCAAAAAGCCCACCAAAGCGCCTTGCGCATCTTCGCCAATGGCCTTCTTGAGCCCCGAGGCAGACAGTCCCATATCGGCCAGTGCCGCCTGAAACTTCTTGCCCTGCTTGTCTGCGGTGGCCAGCTTGGTCAACATGCCATTGATGGCCGTGCCCGCCACCTCGGGCGGCTTGCCCAGGGCAATAAAAGCGTTGGCCAGGCTGGAGGCTTGCAACTCGGTCAGGCCAAACTGCTTAGCCACGCCACCCACCCGCCCCAGCGTGCGCACAATGTCGCTGGCCTTGGCCGGGCTTTTATTGCTCAGCTCGTTGATGGCATCGCCCAAACGCCCAATTTGCAAGATGGGAATTTGGTACACATTGGCCAGCTTGGCCATTGAGTCGCCCGCATCCTCGGCAGCCATGTCAAACGCAGTGGCCATCTTGGCCACGGTCTGGGTAAAACCCAGCAAATCCTTCTCGGCCACGCCCAACTGCCCCCCGCTGGCCGTGATCTTGGCCAACTCTGTTGCAGTGAGTGGCAGCGTGCGTGTCAGGGCCAGAATGTCATCGCCCAGCCGCTTAAAGCCCTCGGGCCGTTCAAAGTCCACCACCTTTTTCACATCAGCCATTGCCGATTCAAAATCAATGGCCAGCTTCACCGGGGCGGCCACCGCCGCGCCTATGGCCAGCGTATCCAGGGCATCACCCCGCATGGCCTGGCGTTCGGTGCGCAAGTCATCGCGCCGCTGCGCAGCGCGGGCCAACTGCGCATGGCGGTCTTTCAGGTTCTCCAGCGTCTTGCCTAGCTTTTCATACTGGGCATTGATGGCGGCCAACTGTGCCGGGGTGCGCGGGCCTACAAACTCTTTGATTTCGCGGTTTAACGCATCTTGCCGATTGGTCAGGTCTAACGCCGCCTCGCTCATGCGCCGCAACTGCCCCTGCACCGTGCCCAGCGCCGCCACGGCACCGCCCACTAC